GAAGCAGTACCAAGTGCTGTTCTTCTGAGCGTAGAATAGATTCGCTGCGGATAGGGGGCGCCCGACAAGTCAGAACACCTGAACTGACTTCCGCAGCAACATCGCTCAGGGTCACAGTCAGGAGTGACAATGGAAAAGACGCTTGTTGTCCCGCTCAAGTTCGACATCGAGATTCCTTATTCCAGCTACATCAAGAGAATCACCGATGAAATCGACATCGAGCTCGACAGGGCAATGCCACAAATCAAGTCGGAAATCCAAAGGAGCGTAGCCTTTTGGGCCAACGAGTTTGTTGCCGAGCACAAGGTCAAGACGATTATCGAGGAAACCGTCCGCAAGGCAGTGGTCCAGCAGGTTCATGCTGAACTGTCGATGGAGATAGTTAGGAAGTCTGTGAAGGCCGCCTTGCGAGAGACGATCCGTAAAACGATAAACGAAGAGTTGGAAAAGAACCCTCTATAGAAGAGGGCGAGACATCGACAAACCCCGCCTCGGCGGGGTTTTTCTTTTGGTGCTCTCAGCGCCGAAGGCAGGTTCCCCATGAACGAACGAATGAAGGACGCGACTCGCTCCGTCCAGCGGGCCTATTCCGTCATCGAGATGAAGTCGATGAAGGAGGACGGCGACCTGGTGCTGATCGAGGGAATCGCGACGACGCCGGCCCCGGATCGGATGGGCGACGTGGTGGAGCCGGACGGCGCCAAGTTCAAGCTGCCGATCCCGCTGCTCTGGCAGCACGACGCGCGCCAGCCGATCGGCATGGTCGAGGAAGCGACCGTCACGAAGGACGGCATCAGCATCCGCGGCTGGATCAAGCGCGGCGTCACCGCCTCGATCGACGAGGCGATCAAGCTCATCAAGGGTGGCCTGGTGCGCGGCCTGTCGATCGGGTTCCGCGGCATCGACGTGGAAGAGATCAAGGGCTCGTGGTCGCTGCGGTTCAAGGAGTGGGAATGGCTGGAGTTGTCGGCCGTGACCATCCCGGCGAACGCCGAGGCGTCCATCCAGTCCGTCAAGAAATTCGACACCGAGCAGAAGGCCGCGTCCGGCCCGCCCGGTGACGACCCCCCGCCCGGCGCTACGGGCAAGCAGAACCGACCCGCCTCGAGCGGGTTTTTTTTCGCCCATAGCAGAGGAACCAAGATGAAAACGTATCAGGAACGCATCCAGGCGATCGAGGCGGCGAAGGCCGCCACGCTCGCGCGGATGAACGAGATCCAGACGAAGGCGGAAGGCGAAGGCCGCTCGAAGGATGCCGAGGAGCGCCAGCAGTTCGACGAGCTGGTCGCCGAGGCCAAGGCGTTCGAGGCCGAGCTCGCCGACCTCAAGCAACTGGAGCAACTGAACCGCGAAGCGGCGAAGCCGGTCGAGGGTGACACCGTGAAGTCGGCCGCCGCCTCGCGTGGCCCGACCATCATCATCCCGAAGGGCGACCCCGACGAGAAGTTCGAGGGCCAGTTCTTCACCCGGCGCGTGATCGCGAAGGCGCTCGCGTTCATGGAGCAGCGCCCGGTCGGCCAGATCGCGGCCGAACGGTGGGGCAAGACGCACCCGCAACTGGTCGAGGTCATCAAGGCCGGCGTGGCCGCAGGCTCGACCGGCACCGCGACCGGCGATTGGGGCAGCGAGCTCGTCCAGGCCGATGCGCGGTACATGGGCGACTTCATCGAGTACCTGTACGGCCGCACGGTGTTCCACCAGCTTGCGCTGCGCGAGGTGCCGGAGAACGTCACCATCAAGGGCCAGGACGGCGCCGCGACGGCCTACTGGGTCGGCGAAGGCAAGGCGATCCCGGTCACGTCGATGGACTTCATGGACGTGACGCTCACGTCGCTGGAGATCGACGCGCTGGCCGCCATCACCAAGAAGCTGCTGCGCGAGTCCTCGCCGGCCGCCGAGATGCTGGTGCGAGACGGTCTGGTCCAGGCGGCTCGGCAGAAGATCGACACGACCTTCCTGTCGACCTCGGCCGCGGTGAACGGCGTCTCGCCGGCCGGCCTGCTGAACGGCCTGGCCGCCGGCTCGGCGAGCGGCGTCGACGCCGACGCTCTGCGCGCGGACATCGCGGCCCTCTACGCGGGGTTCATCTCCGCGAAGAACGCGACCGGCCTGTCGTGGGTCATGGGTCCGAGCCTGGCCAAGCAGATCAGCCTCATGCGCAACGCCTTGGGCCAGCGCGAGTTCCCCGATCTGTCGCAGAACGGCGGGACGCTGGAAGGCGACCAGGTGGTGGTCGGCGACAACGTGGGTGATGGCGACTTCATCCTGCTGAAGCCGAGCGACATCTACAAGATCGGCTACCGCGGCATCGCGGTTTCGATCTCGGATCAGGCCACGATCGAGATGGCCGACGACCCGACGGGTGACGCCGGAACGCCGACCGCGCAGTCGAAGCAGATGGTCAGCATGTTCCAGTCGAACTCGGTGGCCATCAAGGTGACGATGCCGATGAACTACGCCAAGCGCCGGTCCTCGGCCGTGGCGTACATCGATGACGCCGACTACGGCAGCAACGCGACCTGATGAGTCGGGCGGCCCGGTAGCGATGCCGGGCCGCCCGCTCCGGAGGAAAAGCATGGCCAAGGTCAAGGCACTCAAGGCGTTCCCGTACAACGGCCGGCGCATCGCCGTCGGCGACGTCGTGGAGATGTCGGACAAGAACGCACGGATCCTGAAGGCGATCCGCAAGGTCGACGATTACGTCGAGCCGGTCGCTCCGAAGCGCAGGGCGAAGGCCGAGGAACCGAAGGTCGAGCCCGCCGTCGAGGCGACGATCGTCGAGCAGGTCGAGGCGCCGCCCGACGTGCCTGCCGAGCGCATGTACCTGCGCCGCGACATGAAGGCCGAGGACTGATCGTGCGCATCTTCGGGCGCGAGATCGCCTGGCCCTGGGCGAAGCGCGACAAGGCGCTGCCGGCGCTGTCGCCGGTGTCGCCGCGCTCGCTGTGGACGGTGGTCTACGAGTCCTTCAGCGGCGCGTGGCAGCAGAACGTCAAGGTCAACCGCGACGAAGTGCTGACCTACTTCGCCGTGTTCGCCTGCATCACCCTGATCGCTGGCGACATCGGGAAGTTGCGCCTGCGCCTGGTGGAAAAGCGAAACGGTATCTGGGATGAGGTCGACGCGCAGTCGCCGTTCTGGCCGGTGCTGAAGAAGCCGAACCGCTACCAGACGCGCCAGAAGTTCATCGAGCAGTGGCTCACGTCGAAGCTGATCCATGGGAACGCCTTTATCCTCAAGGAGCGCGACCGCCGCGGCGTCGTGCGCGCGCTCTATGTGCTGGATCCGACCCGCGTGACGGCGCTTGTGGCGCCGGATGGAGCGGTCTACTACCAGTTGCAGGACGATGATCTGGCGCAGGTGCCGACCGGCCTGCCGGCGGTGCCGGCCAGCGAGATCATCCACGACACGATGGTCTGCCTGCACCACCCGCTGATTGGCGTGAGCCCGCTCTACGCCTGCGGGATCGCGGCGACCCACGGACTGAACATCCAGTCGAACTCGACCAAGTTTTTCGCCAGCGGCTCGAGGCCGGGAGGCGTCATTACCGCGCCGGCCAGGATCGAGGACGACGTGGCGAAGCGGATCAAGGAGCATTGGGACTCGAACTACTCCGGCGAGAACGTCGGCAAGGTGGCGGTGCTCGGAGACGGGTTGAAGTACGAGCAGATGTCGGTCAACGCGGTGGACGCGCAACTGATCGAGCAGTTGAAGCTCTCGGCCGAGTTCGTCTGCTCCGCATTCCACGTCCCGCCCTGGAAGATCGGCATTGGCACGATGCCGACCTACCAGTCGGTCGAGATCCTGAATCAGATCTACTACTCGGACTGCCTCCAGGCGTTGATCGAGTCGATCGAGGCGCACCTGGACGAAGGTCTTGGTCTGGTGAACGCCGAGGGCAAGCTGCTCGGCACCGAGTTCGACCTGGACGACCTGATGCGGATGGACACCAAGTCGAAGGTCGAGGCCGTCGAGAAGGCGATCGGCTCTGGTGGGATGGCGCCGAACGAGGCGCGCCGCCGCTGGCTTGACCTGCCGCCAGTCAAAGGTGGCGAGACGCCGTACCTCCAGCAGCAGAACTTCTCACTCGGCGCGCTCGCCGACCGGGACAGCACGAACCCGCTGTCCACGCCGCAGCCCGCAGCGGCCCCGCCCGCATCGAGTGACGAGGACGACGAACCCGACGAGGAGCGCGTGGAGGAACGCGCAGCGTTCTACCTCGTTGGACTGCAGAAGGAACTCGCGAATGCTGAAGCACGCTGAAGCGGCTGCGCTGATGAAGGCGGTGGCCACGGTCATTCGCGAGCACGTCGGGAAGGCGCTCGACCCGATCCTCGCGCGGCTGGCCGCCATCGAGGCCCGGCCGGCCCCGGAGAAGGGCGAACCCGGTGCGGATGGGGCCAGCGTGACGCTGGACGATGTCCAGCCAGTGATCCAGGCCGCGCTCGACGGGTTCTCATCGAAGGCGATGGCCCTGATCGCAGCGATCCCCAAACCGAAGGACGGCCGGGACGGTGTTGATGGCAAGGACGGGGCGCCCGGCAAGGACGGCGTCGACGGCAAGAGCATCACCGTCGACGACGTGGCGCCCATGCTCGAGCGGAAGATGGCCGAGTGGGCGCTGGACTTCGAGCGGCGCGCGCAGG